CTCCCATCGACTGGTTCGATGAGCAGACAGTGAGCCTACAAGGTGGTCGCGTAGAAGTTCCCTGGAACACCATTGCTAACCGCCCAACTACTACTGAGTACGCTCGTAACCGCAACTGCCGCTTCGATGAAGTTCACGTTGTTGTATTCGATGACACTGGCGAAGTAAGTGGTAACGCTGGTTCTATCCTAGAGAAAGACCTAGGCGTATCCAAAGGTAGAGATGCTGAATTCTCCGTAGGTACTCCCTCTTACTGGAGAAAGTTCCTAGCTAATGCTTCTGCTTACATCTACGGTGGTAGCCAGCCAGTTGGAGTTGTTACAACCAGCTTCGAGCCTGGAACCTACATCCCCGAGACTGGTGGTCAGTGGGATCAGCAAGTCCGTAACACCCAGTTCTGGTCCTGTGGTAACAAGCAACTAGTTCTAGACTTCGGTACTAACTATGACGGTGGTACTGACATCGAGCAAACTGGAGCTCTACGGGTAGACGTTGGTGACATCGCTGCTGGCTACGACAACTTCGAGTCTAATGACGATACCAACGTAGACTTCCTACTAATGGGTTCCGCATCCTACGGCGAGGCTGAGGCACAATCACTAGCTAACAAGCTAATTGCCATCGCTGAGCAACGCAAGGACGCTCTAGCCTTCATCAGCCCCTACAGAGGCTCACAGATCACCGACAGCCCTGCTGGTGGTCAGGTAACCATTAAGTCCAACGTCATTACTGATAATATTATCAGTTTCTACAGTACAGTTGCTTCTTCTAGCTTCGCTATCTTCGATAGTGGCTACAAGTACATGTACGACCGCTTCAACGACAAGTTCCGTTGGGTACCCCTAAACGGTGACATCGCAGGCTGCTGTGTCCGCACCGATCTAATCGCCTTCCCCTGGTTCTCCCCTGCTGGTACAACCCGTGGCGCGGTTCTAAACGGTGTACGCCTAGCCTACAACCCCACTCAGATCCAGCGCGACCGTCTCTACTCCGCACGTATCAACCCAGTTGTATTCGCTGCTGATGTAGGTGGCATCATCCTATTCGGTGACAAGACAGGTCTTTCTGCTTCTTCTGCGTTTGACCGCATCAACGTTCGCCGCCTATTCATCTTCATCCAGGATGCTATCGTAGCAGCCGCTAAGGACATCCTATTTGAATTCAACGATGAAGTAACCCGTACAAGCTTCGTGAACATCATTGAGCCTTTCCTCCGTGATATTCAATCTAAGCGCGGTATTACTGACTATATCGTTGTTTGTGACGAAACCAATAATACTCCTGCGGTTATTGACCGTAACGAGTTTGTTGCTGACATCTTCGTCAAGCCCACACGTTCCATCAACTTCATCGGTCTAACATTCGTTGCAACTCGCAGCGGCGTTAGCTTTGAAGAGATCGTTGGCACTGTTTAATTCACAACTACCTAATCCAAAAGGAGAAAACTAATGGCAAGTACAAGAGTTCAGGTAGAATCGCCCGTCTTCAGGACGATTAGTGACTTCAAAGCGAAGATGACAGGCGGCGGTGCTCGTCCTAATCTATTTGAAGTTGCACTAAACTTCCCCCTATCGGCGCCTACCGACACAGACACCCTAGACAAGGCACGTTTCCTAGTCAAGGCAGCTGCTCTACCAGCATCAAACATCACCCCCATTGAAGTTCCCTTCCGTGGTCGTGTTCTAAAGATCGCTGGCGACAGAACCTTTGACACCTGGACCATCACCGTTCTAAACGACACCGACTTCGCACTACGTTCTGCGTTTGAGAAGTGGTCTAACAGCATGAACTCCATGCGTGATGGCACCGGTACTCAGGATCCCGGACAGTATCAGGCTGACGCATATGTCTATCAGCTAGACCGTGACGGTTCTACACTCCGCACATATCGTCTCCACGATACTTTCCCAACCAACATTGCTCCAATGGAACTCAACTATGAGTCCACCGACCAGATCGAAGAATTCACTGTAGAGATGCAGGTTCTCTGGTGGGAAGCAATCGCTGGCAAAGGACCCAACGCTGGTGGCGAAGACATCTTCTGATCTACAAATCAGATTTCAAAGGACCCCGAAAAGGGGTCCTTTTTTTATGTGCTAAATATAAGAGTAAGACTGGTATACACCAAACTTTTATTATGGGAAGACTTTTTGGCTTTTCAATTCATGATGACGATATCCAACGCCCTGGGTCGTTAAGTCCTGTACCTGAGAATAATCAGGACGGGGTAGATTACTTTGCCACGGGTGGTTTTGGTAGCGCGTATGTTGACATTGAAGGTATTTTTTTTTTTTTTTATAAACTCATACGCCGCTATCGTCAGATGGCTCTATTCCGTGAAGTGGATAGTGCTATTGAAGATATCGTAAACGAAGCGATTGTCAGTGACACTTATGAGTCTCCAGTTCAAATTGAACTAAGTAACGTTAATGCTACTGAGAAAGTAAAGAAGATCATCCGCGAAGAGTTCCAATACATCAAAGAGATGTTGGACTTTGATAAGCGTGCTCATGAGATCTTCCGCAACTGGTACATTGACGGTAGACTACACTACCTAAAAGTTATTGACTTTGAGCGTCCTCAGGACGGCATCATGGACTTGCGTTACATTGATCCAATGAAGATCAAGTTCGTTCGTAAGATTAACGATAAAGCTCAGAACAATCAGTTTGCTAATAAAGTTCTTTCTGTAAATAGCACAGGTCATCAGATTCCAAACGCCAGAAACAATCAGTTTAGCCCCTTTATTGATGAGTATTATGTTTATACTCCTGGTGCTAGCACTGTAACTGGTTTTGGTGCTCCTTTCAGTGGTGGTGCTAGTGCAAACAGCTCTATCAAAATTGCTAAGGATGCAATTGCATATTGCAACTCTGGTTTGATTGATCGCAACAATCAGACTGTTCTTTCTTGGTTGCATAAGGCAATTAAGTCAGTCAACCAGCTTAAGATGGTTGAGGATGCTATCGTCATCTACCGTCTCTCCAGAGCTCCAGAGCGTCGTATCTTCTATATTGACGTTGGTAATCTACCAAAGGTCAAGGCTGAGCAGTACCTACAACAGGTCATGCAGCGCTATAGAAACAAGCTCAGCTACAATGCTGCAACAGGCGAACTCAAGGATTCTAAGAAGATCCTTTCCATGATGGAAGACTACTGGCTACCCCGTCGTGAAGGTGGTCGTGGTACTGAAATTTCTACTCTCCCTGGTGGTCAAAACCTAGGTGAGATTGAGGATATCAAGTACTTCCTAAACCGTCTCTATGATGCACTAGGTGTGCCCCGTTCACGTCAGCCTGGTAGCGATCAAGGCTTCCAGATGGGTCGTTCTTCTGAAATCCTACGTGATGAGGTTAAGTTCTCCAAGTTCGTAGCCCGTCTCCGTAAGCGCTTCTCCAGCATTTTCAGTGACATTCTTAAGACACAGCTTATTCTTAAGAACATCATCACTCCTGATGACTGGGAAGAGATCAAGGATAACATCCAATACGACTACATTTACGATAACCACTTTGCTGAGCTCAAAGAAACTGAGCTTGCACAGGAACGCTTCAATCTACTTGCTCAAGTTGAGCCCTATATCGGCAAGTACTTCTCTCAAGAGTGGGTCCGTCAGCGTATTCTACGCCAGACTGATTCTGAAATTGCAGAGATGGATAAGCAGATTGATCAGGAAATCAAGGATGGTACCATCCCTGACCCATCAACTATTGATCCAATCACTGGTCAGCCCCTACCTACAGCTGATGGAGTCCAAGATCCCAATGTCAATCTAGACGTTAACGTCAATGATTCTAGTGGATCTAACATAGAAGGACAGTCCGGTAATGTACCTACAGACCCCGGAAAGCCAGTCCCAATGCCCTCTAAGGGACAAGGAGAAATTTAAAGTTACTAAATAACTATATATTTGGGTTTTTTATTATGTCCTCTAACGTTGTAGACGCTATCGTTTCCGGTGCTGCTGCGCATGAGTTGGCTCAAGAGATCAAAGATGCTCTCTATTCAAAAGCCGCTAATCGCGTAGACACTTACAGAGAAGTTGCAGCCGCATCTCTCTTTGGCGACAGCAGTGAAGAGTCCTATAGTGATGAGGGTGAGGAATGATCAAGATCGTCTATTCTGAGGTTGAATCTCCAACCGAACCAGGATTAGCAACCGATCTAGGTCAAACAACTGCTGTAAGAGCAGTGAACACATCTCCTAAAGCCATCGCACTATACGTGATGGATGTTGAGAAAAGAGTCACTAAATCAATTACTCTAGCAGGAGGCGAAAGTCTCATTTTGAAAAAGAGTACAAATGAAAGAGTGTATTCATTATCAAAACTAGTTCGTATTGCTGGTGTAAGCATTTACTAAAATGAAACTAATCACAGAAGAAATCAATCAGGTGCAGTTCATCGTCGAAGAGAGCAATGGCAAAAGCTCATTGTTCATTGAAGGCGTGTTCTTGCAAGGTAACGTCAAAAACCGCAATGGTCGTGTTTACAGAACAGAGACTCTTAAGCGTGAAGTTGACCGTTATATCACCGAGCATGTAAACCGTGGCAGAGCCCTTGGTGAGCTTGGTCATCCCGATGGTCCTACAGTCAATCTAGACAGAGTATCACACAAAATTGTTTCCCTTCGCCAAGAAGGCAATAACTTTGTAGGTAAGGCTAAGCTACTTGAAACCCCTATGGGCAAGATCGCTAAGAACCTTATTGAAGAGGGTGTAACTCTAGGAGTTTCTTCTCGTGGCGTTGGTTCTCTTAAAGAGACAACCAAAGGCTACAAGGTTGTTGGTGAGGATTTTATGCTCGCCACAGCAGCTGACATTGTAGCAGATCCCAGTGCCCCAGATGCGTTTGTACAGGGCATTATGGAAGGAAAAGAGTGGTTCTATGACAATGGAATCCTAAAAGAGAAGCAGATTGACGACACTGTTTCTACTATAAATAAGTTAGTTGAGACAAGGGAATTGCAGGAAAAGAAAATTGAACTTTTCCAAAATTTCCTCTCAAATCTATAAATGGTATAAATAACAATAGATTTATACTAAATCAACTCGTCGGTAGCAATTTTATTTTTACAAGAAATGGAAAACGTCGTAACGAAAGGTGCTAAAGCTGCTGAGCCTATGGAAAAGGTTTCACCCAGCTCCACCCCCGGACAATT